ATACCCATGGCAGAATGCGAAGAAAGACCCCTCTAGGCGTTCCCTTTAGTCCTCAAGGGAAACTTCTCACGCATCTTTGGAAAAGCTTTAATAAGCCCAAAGACATGACGCACCGCATGGTGGGGAAGATGGGTGGCAAAGGCTCGGAGAACGCGACAAAGCCTCAAAAACAGACATTAGCTCTCCGCGCTATTAGTAGGATGGCTGGTGAAGGGTATACAGCACGAGGTATGCTTGCCAAGTATGGAAAATTGGCACTGGAAAAGGTCGAGGAATTGAGAGAGTTGCCTTCGTCTGAGCGGCCTGGTAAAGCGCGATCTTGGCTCAGTTCTAGGGGCGGGAAGATGACAGGCGATAGACTTAGGATACGTGGTGCAAGAACAGATCGCCGGGAATCTACTGATGATCTTCATAATCTGATTGAGGAGTTTCGTTCGATAGTGACGGAGCCGCTTGCAGAGAATTATGAGGAAGAAGAAGCGCAGTTTGATTATGACGCTTGTGAGGCGATCATAGAGGGTTTCCAGAATATCGGCGCTTCGGCTGAAGAGATGTCAGGTCGTATTAGTGATCATATGCGTTCTTCAATCGACGAAGATGAAGACCCACGGGACGATCCAAGATTTGAGATTGGGTCGTACTTTGAGGGAATTGCGCGAGACGCCGGAGCTTGTCTTGACAAGATTATAAGTTACGACGAAGACGGCGATCCTTATTTTAATGAAGGTGTTGATCCAGACACCGCTCTTGAAGACCTTCAAACAATCACCAGTGATTTCGAGAGAGGGATCACGACTATGGAAGAGTTAGAGTGATATCTAGCTTTTCTTTGGTGCTATAAAGATTGGAGAACGAATGAGCATAAAGACAGCAAATGACCGTCGTGTTTTAATTGAAAACATAGGCTTGGTATCTTTTAAGCTTGACGAAGAGACGCAACCAGGGCGTTTATTTGTTGAAGGTAAATGCGGTCAAGTAGACGTGCCGACAGCTAACGGTCGTACGTATCCTCGCTCTGTAATGGAAGTGCAGGTTGATAAGCTTAATAAACGTATTAAAGAAGGTTATCCCGTTTTGGGTTCCCTTGATCATCCTTCTGATGGCAAGTCAAAGTTAAGGGATGCCTCTCACTTGTTACACAAGGTATGGATAGAGAACAACGGGTCGATTCATCTTCGCGCCGAAGTTCTTGAAGAAACAGACAATGGGCAGGTTGCCGGTGCTGTTTTGCGCCGAGTAAAGAAAATTGGCATGTCTTCTCGTGGGATGGGTTCAACCCGAACAGGTCCAGACGGGAAAGAGATTGTTAATGAAGACTATCGGCTCGCAACTTTTGACTTTGTTGCTGACCCTGCTGTTAATGACGCTTATCCGGCTATATTTGCCGAGGATGTAAATGGTGCCGAGGTACCAGTCGAGGTTATTAAACAACAGTTTCCAGATCAAATTAAAGCAATCGAAGAAGCTGCTCACCAAACGGCCCAGCGTGTTGTAACTTTGGATCTTGAATCTCAGCGCGAAGTCATGGTTCAAACCACTTTGGATGAGTATAAAGACCAGATCCATACAACTGTATACGAAGAGGCTAAGGCTGATCTTCGTGATGACTTTGGTGTGAAACTTGTTCGTGCTTTACAGGATCATCGCAAAGAGATTGAGGAAGAAATTCGTCAAGAGATTGCGGCAGATCCAACTACAGTGAGCGCAAAGCTAACACTTGAAAAGCTTGCTGAAATGCTTATTCCGTTCCGGCCTAAAGGTGACGCTAAATCCTTGCTTGCGGATAAGGAAGAAGAGATTGAAGGTCTTCGGGAACAAGTTCGTGAGGCTGGAGAGCTGGAATTTGATTCTAAGGGTAAGCTTGTTGAGTTAGCTAAGAAGGCTCGCACCCTCGCTTTTGAGAATCATATTATGAAAGCGACTGTTGGCCGAGATGACGCCGAGTACATTCGCGAAATGGTTGGTGATATTAGTACTGTCGAGACTGCTCAACAATTGCAAGATCGCCTAGACACGGCTCTTGAGAGCGCAGACGCTAATAAGGAAGAGGCGCAGAGGACTGTGAAAACAGAACGCGCCAGGGCTAACAAAGAGCTTAATAAATTTCAGGGACGCGAGAAAAAATTGCGTAATGAAGTTAAAGAGCGAAATGAGCGTATTGCTGAAAGCGTGGAACAGATTACTAATAAGTTCCAAGAGCGTTTTGAGACAATCGAGTCAACAAATCATGATCTGCGGGGCCAAAACGACAAGCTTGTTGGAGCTTTGGAACGCGCAGAGCGGCTGATACATAGGTATGACGACCGTGAATATGCGTCTCGTCGTACTGTCGGCCACCCTGATCGTGAAGGAATCCTTGAAGACGTCCGTTCCGGGCGTGTGAAAGGAAAAGACGGAATTAATCGTTTAGCGAAGCGAAGAGACTTGCGGGGTGAGGAACCCGGTGGAGTCAATGAGCGAGTGAGACGGTCCATGAGCCGGGGGCGTGAATTCGCTCCGCAACATGAAACATTAACTGAATCTAACAATAGTCAACAAGGCAATATTGCAGACTTAGCAGAGTTTGGATTGCATGTTGACGATATTCTCCCCCTGAGCCGTGGCAAACAGGGGTTATAAGCAAGATAAGGAGTTTATTATGTCAAGCTTGCTGGAAGCCCGTGACATGCTATCCGTTCGTGCAGATGGTAGTCCCATGACTAACAAGAATTTTGTTAGTCAACTCGTGACTAAATGGGGTCGTTTACTAGAAGGTATCGAAGATGAATTGCCTAGCTTTTCACCTTCAGGTCAAGGCGACTACCTTAAAGCCATGACCGCGTTTATGCTTGAATCTCAAATGAATCATCTTCGGTCGTTATCTGAAGAGACTCGTGCGCTTCAAGTTGGTCCTTTTATGAAGTTTGTCTTCCCTGTTATCCGCAGGGCGGCTGTGAGACTGGTTGCTACCAGTATCGCTTCAGTTCAACCAATGGTCGGACCAGTTGGGGGTGTTGCTTTCTACCGTCCTCGCTATACCGATAACAAAGGCCAAGTTGTTGCCGGTTCTGAAATCAATAAAACCTTCAACAAATGGTATTCATCTGACTTTGTTGATGGTGAAATGTTTGCTACTGGCGACGGTGTAACCACTAACTTCACGCCAACATTGCAATGGCGTCCAATAACAGCGGCGTCTGTCAGTATTCGCTCTGGAACTCCAACCGGAACATTGCTTGCAACAGACAATGGTGCTGGCGGTGTCATTAACCCAGCCGGTGCTGTTATCGGAACCATCAACTACACGACAGGGGCTGCAACCTTTACATTTGCTGCCGCTCCCGCCGCTGCTACTCAGTTGTTCCTTGTTTATCGTTACAATAACGAAGCTAATTCTCAGATTCCTCAGATTCAGTTGGATATTGAGTTAAAAGAGATTCGCGCCGAATCCCGTAAGCTCAAAACTCTTGCATCTGTCGAGGCAAGCGACGACCTTCGCGCTCTTTGGGGCCGCGATATTGACGCTGACCTTGTGGCAACAATGGCCGATGAGCTTACAAGCGAAATCGACCGTGAAATCCTTGGAACAGCGTTTAATGCTGTCGAGCCTGAAGCAAGGGTTACTTGGGATCGTGCGACACCAAGCGGAATTTCTGATCCTGAACACCTTCGTTCGCTTGCCATTCAAATGTCTCGCGCTTCTCAGTTTATTCATCGTCGGACTCAACGTGGCCGCGCAAACTGGGCTGTTACTTCTTCTGAAGTTGCTGCTTTGCTTGAAACAATGCAGAGCTTCCAGGCAGTAGACCCAGGGCATACCTATCAAGGTGGTGTTGGTCGCGCAGGAGTTTTGAATCGTCAGTGGATGATTTATATTGATCCTCAGTTCCCCGCTGATAAGATCCTTATGGGTTATCAAGGCTCGTCGATCTTGGATACCGGATTGATCTATTCGCCATACATTCCTATGGAAATTACTCCGGCGTTTATTGATCCTAATGACTTCACCATCCGCAGAGCAGTGCGTACTCGTCATAAAGTGACCCTGACTCGCCCCGAATTCTTTGCTATGGTTGACATTAACAATCTCACAAACTGATTCGGTGTTTAGTAACTAGACGAAAAAAGGAGGCGTAGCGGCAATCGTCGTTGCGCCTTTTTTAATAGAGGGTAGAAATATGATGAGACAACCCTTACAACTGGTTGAATCTGCTGATAGAGATATGCGAAGGCGACAGCGGGCGGTAATAATGGACCCTGAAAACCGTCGTCTGCGGATTAAAAAACAAAGAGAGATGGACCGTCTCATGGGCCGTCACCGGAGCATCAAGGACTTGGGGTTAAATCTTCGAGCTAACGCAATATTGAGTGCTGCTAACATTGACACCATTGGGGAACTGGTTGCGAAAAGCAGTGGGGAGTTGCTAAAGCTGAGACAAATGGGTGAGTTTACTCTTAACACAGTCAAGGAGAGATTGGCTAAGTTTGGGTTGTCCATACGTGAAGGTGTTGAAGAAAACGACGACTTGAATGAAGCTACAGGGATACGTGGTTTAACGCCGTTATTGCAGGCGCGTCAACAGTTGGTGTCTATGCAAGGGTATCTAACAGACGTTGGCGACAAGAAGAAGCTATCTGCTGTAAATAAGGCACTGATGTGCGTATCCAGAGCAATAAGAGTACTGCGGTTGGGGGGATAAGATATGGCTAAAAATACCGAGGAAGTTAAAGCTTATGTTTTGCGCAAGCTAGGCTTAGGTATTGTTGACGTTGAGCTAACTCCAGACCACCTTAATGATATGATTGATGATACTAACCGCTGGTATGCTTTTCGTGCGGGACAAAAAGACTTTCTCCGTATAACAGGAGACCCACAAACTCAACGTTATATACTCCCACCGCATGTGTTAGAAGTGTTAAGTATACGGATACAATCAACTGGGTTGGGGTCGTCTGCTCTCGGTACTGACGACTTTTCTTATGCCTATTCGTTTATGTTCGGTTCCTGGTATTCTGGGAGTCAATATGGAGGATCGAGCTTAGGTTCTAATTATACAATGTCACCATACCCTTATTCCGACCTAGTTCAAAGGCTACAATTCCTTGAAACTATCGGGAGAATTTGGGGGGGTGACCCTGAATGGGAATGGCGACCAACAACAAAAGAGCTGTTTATTGCACCGTCTTCGCAAGTTACAGGAGTAGTTTTAGTAGAAGTTTTTACAAGTCTTATTCGATCAGAATTACTCGACCCTGAAGGGGAGGACTTTTATCTTCGATGGGCGTTGGCCGAAGCAATGGAGACACTTGGTAACATCCGTACAAAACACGATTCGTTTCCTACTGTTGGTGGTGATAGGGGGATGAACGGTGACGCTTTGCTTGCCGAGGCTAGGGAAAGAAAAGAAAAATTAGATCTTCAAGTTTTGGATAGAATTAGAAGTACCCCGATAATTATAGGTTGAGTTATTGTGAGACGGCTATATTTGAAATTATTAGAAGATCAACGCTTTAAGCAGGAGACCGGCAAAAAGTTTCCTTCTTTGATGTCATTACCTATTGTTAAGAAAAGCGTCAAAGACCCGTTTTCTTTGGTTCATTTCTCCTCTCTTCCAAATAAATTGGGTATCAATCCTAATAGTGGGTTTAATACTCCTATGGGTGTTTACTCATATATCTTGACACCCGCTGTTTATAAAGACATCACTCAAGACCGCCGATCAGAATTGTCGGAATTTGGTACGGATAGGGCATACATACATCTATCGTCAGTTAAGCCTAAGTATCGAAAGAATATTGTGGTTATCAACACGAAAGGCGTCGGAAAGGGCTACACCAAGAAGAGGTACTGGAAGGATCTTAGAGCATTAGCTAAGGTGGCTCTGGAGGGAAAGGTAATTCGTCGTCATATTGGTGTTGAGCGTAAAGTTAAAGCTGTCGCCGAACGAATGGATTACTTGAGTGCGGGTTCTTTCATTCGTAGCTGGTTTGGAAAGCTTTGGTATATAACTAAAAAACTATCTGTCAACATAACTAATTGGTCTAAGATCCTTAGATCTATTGGTATTTATGGGGTTTTTGATTATGGGGCTGGATTGATACATACCTCTGAAATGCAACAGGCTGTGTTACTCAGGGGCGACTTGATTAATAGAATAGGATCAGGCGTTAATCCTTTGTTTGCACCGTCAAGCAGCCTAACAGATATAAGGGGTTTTAATTCTTTCTTAAAAGAACTTATCCGCGTGGTAAATCATAATAATAAGAGATTAAAGAGACAAGATTTTAAGCTATACCACGAAATAGACCCTGCTAATGCTAGTCTTTCCCCACATGGGTTGAGGGACCAAATATTAGTCCAATCACTTAATCCTAAGAGGAATCTGTTCACGGTAGATATATCTGTAGAAAAAGTTCATAAAAAGGATGTATTGCTATCTTTAATCTACAAATCTGCCACAGGAATTATTGGAAATAAAGAAACAATATGGGCCAAGAGTTATCAACAAATGACCCGAAAATTGTATAAATTTATCAGGCCGTTTATTGACCAAGGTATTGAGTTTGTGACCAAGCAACATGCTGTCATTGACTTCATGAATCTAGCCGAGAAGAGGGCAAGAAAACTCCTCATAACTGGAGGTGGGGGTGGAAGTGTTTCGTGGGATTCTGGCGGTAAAAACCTTTCTTATTTGAATGTTGAGCTTGCAGGTCTCAATATTATTGTTGAATTCACCATAAAGCGCGTAGGGTCGAATATAAGGATGAGCTATACAGCTAAAAAGAACAAGTCCCACTTCGGTAAGGTTCAGAA